TAATTTTTTGGGGGAATAATGCCAATTGATGAAAAAAATAAATTACCCGGCTGCAATATGTATTTCGTCGGGTTGAATGAAACCGGAAATTTTGTTTACGCCCGGAAAGTCGGTAATCGGGAAACGTTTATTATTATAGACCTTACATTGCGTGATTTGTACGATAAATGTTTCGACGATGCAAAGAAGCGCGCGGAAAACCCGGTCATTAAAAAACAACGTTTGGAACTGCGAACCAAGTTTAATTCGCAAAAACTTTTATCCGCGGATGAAGCAATTAAAAACATTTCTAAATGATACCTTTTCGACTAATAGCCGGGCAGCCGCGAAAGCACGAATCGCGCTGCGGCTATTGTGTCGATTTTGATTTCTGCAATCAAAAGAAAGTTAAAAACGTTCCATTCGATTTAGATTATTGTGTATGGCCGCAATATTTACGTACATTTCGAAGACGGCATCCGCGGCCGGGTAAGGGTAAATGAAATTCCCTTTTCGGCCCAAACCCGCCGCGGTTGACCGTTGCGAACCGGCTTTAATGTTTGGATATGTTGTCGGATTAATTCTCGGAACACTTTTCACCTTAATTGGTTTTTATATCGGCGGTTTATGGCGTTAGACCGTAAATCCCTTGAAGCATTAGCCCGCGCCCGACTGGAATTAAAACGGCGGGATTGTGAAAACTCTTTTTATGAATTTGTAAAATATTTTTGGGACGTAATAATTCCCGACGAATACGTTGAAAACTGGCATTTACCGTATTTATGTAATCGATTACAATTAGCGCTTGAAAATCTTTTATCAGAAAAACCGCAAAACGATTTAATTATAAACATTCCCCCCGGTACCACAAAATCGACAATTTGTTCAATAATGTTTCCAGCGTGGTCTTGGGTTAAATCGCCCGGATTGCGTTTTATTACCGGGTCATATGAATCAACATTAGCAAACGGAATGTCTGTTAAATCCCGAGATATTTTAAAATCGGAACGGTTCAACCGGCTTTGGCCCGACCTAATCGAATTTAAAATCGATATGGATACAAAGACCGAATATTGGAATACGAAGGGCGGCGGCCGTAAAACTTGCAGTGCCGGCGGTAATATAACCGGGTTTCATGGTCACGTTATTATGATTGACGACCCGATAAACCCAAAGAAAGCGGCTTCCGAAGGGGAAAAGAAAGTTGCAAACGATTGGTTCGACGGGACGTTATCGACCCGGAAAATTTCCAAGAAATTAACCTTAACAGTTTTAATAATGCAGCGATTAGCTGCTGACGACCCGACCGGCCATCTATTAGAGAGAAGAAAAAATATCACGCATATTTGCATACCGGGAGAATGTAAAACGCTTGATAATGTGTCCCCCCCGGAGTTAAAAAAATTTTACAAAAACGGTGTAATGGATGTTAAACGTATGGATTCCGACGTTTTGGAGGATATGCGCGTACAAATGGGAGGAAAGCAATTCGCTGGTCAAGTATTACAACACCCGGCCGCAATAGAAGGGACAATTTGGAAGCGGGAATATTGGCGGTATTATAAAGAATTGCCGCAAGGCCGAATATTACGAAAAATTCATTCGTGGGATACCGCATTTAAAAAAGGGAAAGAAGCGGCCGACAACGCCGCTATTTTCGCGAATCAATATGAAAATGGATTGTATTTAACCGGTATATTTTCCGAAGGAATGGAATTCCCACAATTAGACGCACAAATCAGGATAGAAGCCGGCCGGGATAATCCACACGCCGTTTTAATAGAAGATAAAGCGTCGGGAATTGTCTTATGCCAAGTATTGAGAAAAGAAACCACAATTCCAGTTATTCCGATTAAGCCGGAAGGCGACAAAGAAGCGCGCGCACACGCGGCGACACCGTACGCGGAAGCGGGAAACGTTTATTTACCGTTAAATGCGCCGTGGGTTTCGAAATTTGTTGAAATTATGGCCGGTTTCCCCGATATTAAAAACAAAGATATTCCGGACGCTTTCAGCCAATTGATAAACTGGCTAATAGTGCAGCCGGCAAGTAAACCGCGGGTATTCTCGAGGAAGCATAAATCAAAATCAAGGTTTTAAAATGTTGGGAAAATGTCCGAATAAATATTGTGATTGCCGGGACCACAAATATAATTCCGGGTGTGAACGGTACCGAAATATCACAAATTGCGAAAGACGAAAATTATACGTTCGCCGGTTATGGTTGGAGAACTGGAAACAATTACAAAAAAGAAACACAAAAAATGAAATGTGAAAACTTTTTGTGCCAGCGAAACGAACCGAAAAACAAAAACGGTTGTGATGCTTACAGGATGATAAACAAATGCAATTACCGGGAAGGGTTCGAAACTTTGAGGGTTTTAATAAAAATGCAATCAATTATGAACCGGAAAAGAAAATCCATAATTGAAAGGTTTGGGAAAAATGGAACACGGCGGAATAGTTAAACATAAAGGCGAACCGGCGGTATTAAATCCGGGGGAACGCGTATTAAACGCAGAGCAAGCGAAAAAGCTTTCTATGGATATCGCCCTAATAAATGCCAGACCGGCAAAAAACACGATAAAGATTAAAATTAAACCACGTTTAAAAAGTAATGAATTGATATTGATAAAATACGGTTTGAAAAAATTCTTTAAAAAAATATTTCTCCCGTTTGCGTTTAGTTTATTTTAAGGGTAGATATTAACTCAAGGGGAAAGAATGCCCGAAGACAAAAACAAAAAAACCGGAAAAAATGTTACTACTAAAATAATAGCGTCCCGCGAAACCGCAATCGACGCTTTTACTTCTATTGGGGCGCTTTTAAACCCGGACCGGGTATTAGAAAAACTCGGCTTATCGCAGCATGAAGCGTACAAAGACCTTTTAACCGACGGACATTTAACAGCGGTGCGGGAATCCCGGTCGGCTGCGGTAAAAGATATGGATTTTGGAATTGAACGCGGGAAGGGGTCTTCCCGGCAGTTTAAAGCCGTAGAACAGATTTTCGATAATTTGGATATGGACGCGTTTATTGATGCCGTATTAATGGCGAACGATTGGGGAATGTCCCCAATTGAGGTTGTTTGGAAAGCAAAAGATAATTTTATCGTTCCGGTCGATTTGGTAGCAAAGCCGGCGCGCTGGTTTCAATTCGACGAAGAAAACCGATTGCGGTATTTATCAACTAAAAATATGACAATTGGGGAAAAAATCCCTGATTATAAAATTTTACTTCCCCGGAATCGTCCGACTTACGATAACCCGTATGGGGACGCGCTTTTATCGAAATGCTATTGGCCGGTAACCTTTAAGCGAAACGCTTTTAAATGGTGGAATGTATTTATTGAAAAATACGCTATGCCTTGGATTGTGGCGAAGGTGCGGTCCACGATAGACGAAACGGAAGCGGACGAATTGTTGGAAAAGCTTTCAGAAATGGTTCAAGACGGGGTATTACTTATTCCGGATGACGATTCGGTCGAATTCAAAGAACCGGACGGGAAGCGGTCTTCGGAAATATTTCAAGGATTGGCGGAATTTTTCAACAGCGAAATTTCCAAAATATATTTGGGCGAAACGTTAACAACCGAAATTCAGGACACCGGCAGTTATGCGGCAGCAAAGACCCAACAGGGGACAAAAGACGAACGCCGCGACGCGGACGTTATCAAAGTTGAACGGACAGCAAATCAGCTTATTTCTTGGATTAACGAAATAAATTTTGCAGAACCGAACGCGCCGTATTTCAAAATGTACGAACCGAAGACGATTAACAAATCGCAAGCGGAACGGGATAAATTGTTATCTGATATCGGGGTAAAATTTGAACCGTCGTATATTTCAACTACTTACAATATCGACGAAAAAGATTTTCAAATCGGCGACCCGGCGTCCGGTGGCAATCCCGGTAATACTGGCGGCGAACCGTCCGAAAATTCCCGTTTTAAATTATCCATGTTTTCAACGTATCCGGACCAAAGAGAAATAGACGAAGCGGTTAACAATCTTTCCGCGGAAGAATTAACCCGGCAAGCGCAAGGGATTTTAAAACCAATCATTGACCTTGTAAATAAGTCGAATTCATATTCGGAAGTATTGGACGAATTGTTAACAACATTCCCGGAAATGTCTTTCGAATCCGGGGAAGAAATGATAAAACGCGCAATTTTCGCGTCGAACGCGTACGGACGGATTGCCGGAAACGCTGAATAAATGCCAAAAAGTGATATAAATTTAAATTACGCAATCGGACTTCCGCCCGAAAAGGCTATAAAATATTTCGAATCCAAGGGAAATAAAATCACTTGGGATTGGCGCGAACAATTGCAAATGAATAATCATTTAGCTTTTACCGTCGCAAAAGTCGCGCAAATGGATATTTTACAGGATATGCGGAAAGGAATTTCCCGCGCTTTAAAAGACGGAATAACGTTCGATAAATTCAAAAAAGAATTATTACCCCGTTTGGCTGCTAAGGGTTGGGCGCCAAAAATGGAACGATTACCAAACGGCAGAATAAAGCAATTAGGCGCGCCGTACCGGCTTAAAATCATTTATGAAACCAATATGCAATCCGCGTATAATGCCGGACGTTGGCAATCTTTTGAAGCAAATAAAAACCGCCGGCAAATATTAGAATATGTTGCAATCGTTGACGGTTCGACCCGCGCGTCGCATCTGGAATTAAACGGGCAGCGCCGCCCGGTTGACGACCCATTTTGGGCAGCCTACGCGCCGCCTAATGGGTATAGATGCCGCTGCCGGCTGCGGGCGTTAACAAACATTCAAGCAGACCGACGCGGCGGATTAAGCAAAGGAAAACCAAGGGGAAAGAACGGGAAGATTATTCGACCCGATAAAGGCTTTTCCGGGAATCCCGGAACAAAGAATTGGCAGCCGGACCGGAAGGATTACGACGCGGATATATGGAAAGCGGGTAAAATGTTAAAACCACCGCCGCCCGTAAAACCGACACAAGCCGGTGATGTTGCGAAAAAGTATCAACCACAAAAGACGGTAAAGGCTGCGGAAAAATGGGCGACGGACAATAATTTAGCGGATACCGTCCGTTATAAAGGTTTGGACGTTGGGACCGCTAACGCGATTAATGAATCTGCATTTAACCATTTATCCCGGTACCCACAAATTCGAAAACAAATGAAATTTTTAGGGTCTAATCAGGAACGACAACGGCATTTTATCAAAGCAAATTTGGATAAAGAATATGCGCGCTGGAAAGAAAAATTGGAACGATTAGGGATTAAAAAATCAGAATCACAAATGATGAAAGACGCGAAAGGTTTTTTGCGTCGAATAATTGGTCGTAGTTCCGGGGAATATGCGTTGGCGTCCGCCGGTCGGTCCGGGTATGAAGGCGCGGCGGGAATTTCTGTTAATAGTAAATTTGGAAAGAATTCTAAAACATTTTTAGAATCTTTACAGCGGGACACTAAATCCGGTTGGCATCCGCCCGGAACAGATTCAATAAAAGCGGTTGTCGACCACGAATTCGGGCATATTATAGATTATCGTTTAAACTTCCGGAAGTTACCTTCTTTTACCGGGTATTATTCCGGATTGACTACCAAACAAATAAAAGATGGTTTAAGTAAATACGGGGTCGATGGCGGAGCGCCGGAAACAATCGCGGAAGGTTGGGCGGAATATATCAATAACAAAAAAGCGCGGTCAATTGCGGATAAAATCGGCCGGATAATGGAAAAGGAATTGAAAAACACGAAGGGGTAATAATGGACTATCCAGAACCGCAATGCGGTATTTGTAAAAATAAAATTTGGGAAAAAGGAAAAAGGATTTGCCGCGCTTTTCCAAAGGGAATACCTGACCCGATTTATCATAGCGAAGTAAAACACGATAAACCGTATCCCGGCGATAACGGAATACAATTTGAGCCGGAACAATGAAAGACGGGTTACCGCAAAATATCGCCGACGCGTTCGGAACAATAAAAAGCCCGCTTCAAACTGGACACCCGGCCGGGACTGTTTGCGTTTGTATGATTGTAAAAGATGAAGCGGATAAAATTTATTCCGCTATCAAATCTGCTTTATTGTTTGCGGACCAAATTGTTATAAACGACACAGGGTCCACAGATGCAACATTGGATATTATAAAAACATTCCATGCCAACGAAGGCGCAAAAATACAATGGTATCAAACAGAATGGAAAGACGATTTTTCCGCCGCCCGAAATTCAACACTTGAAAAATCCTGTTGCGCTTGGAATTTATGGTTAGACGCGGACGACGTGGTTTCGCCTGAAATGGCAGCACAAATAAAAATTTTAAAATCCGCACCGTTGGACCGCGCATTTTCTTTCACAATTAAAAACACAAATCAATTTGGATTACCGGAAGCGGAATTTATGCAAATTCGAATGTTTCCGAATCATCCGTTAATTTATTTCGAAAGACGTATTCACGAACAAAGCGTTTACAGTATTGCAAAACTCGGATTGTATGTTGTTTATACTAAAATATTTTT